TATATACATAAAATCACAAACGTGGGCATTACTCGCATGGTTTATTACAGCAGAACCCTGAGATCGAGTACCTACCCATAACTTAGCCATTTCCTGAGCCGCTTTATCATTCATCGGTGTAAAAAGAATTGCTGAATCAAAACCAATTCTCGGATCATATAAAGTTGTTTGTGTCGCAGTTGTTGTTGTTGTGAAATACCCTGAGTTATTCGTCTTTCCATCCATAATTCCACGAACAACCTCGGAAACATCACGTTCAGACGCTCCAAAAGTAGGTAGAGTCCGGAACTGTACGTTTTTAGTTGTCATCGATTACCCTGTTTAACAACGTCAAACTCCAAACCAACCGCAGTCTCCCAGTTAGCACCGCTAGGAGTCAGTCTCAGACGATGATATTCGCCATTAGACCGCAAGCTCACACGGTTTTCAGCATCTGGAGCCACATCTGAGCCAAATTCCACCTGTTCAGCAAGATTATCCCTACTTGCAACAGCTATAGAGCCAGTACCCTTGTCCACAATAGGCTTTGCCAGCATCACCGTAGACCGCCCTACATCAATATCACCCGTTGATATGATTGCAGTCTTAGGCTGACCAGAGAAAGATATGATCTTCTGACCACTTACACCAGCAAACAGTAATTGACCGCCAGCAAACACACGGGAATCCAGTGGAATATCAAGCGCATCAATGCTTGTATTGTAGTTATCTACCTGCTCTAGTGTTGCTGAAGGCGTTAAAGCATAAGCAATTGACGTTGCTGTAGTCTCTCCATAAGACCATTTATTTAAGTCAATGGAAAATATCAGCAGAAACTTACCGCCAAACGTATTATTAAATTTCCAGATTACTAACTTATTAACAGGATCAACCGTAGCACTCATTCCTGTAGGGATTTCATTAGGAATGGCGTTATCAAAAAACCATCGGTTTACCTTCTCAGTACCGATATTTTTAGTTGATTGACCATCACAGACATAGAATCCATCGTCTGCTAGGAAATACGTTAGGTTGCCATACTGAGCAATAGATCCATTAGAAATACAGCCCAAAGACCGGCTAATAGCATCAAACTGAAAGAAGAACGGAGAGCCAGAATAGGTCATCCGGTAGATAGCACGCTCTAGGAATACCAGACCATACTCACCACCCGCCAAACCAGTAATGTCACCACCGTCAGGGAGAATCTGGTTATCCGACTGAGAAGCAGCACCGGGAGTCCAGTCTGTCTCATCGTTAATATCTGACCAGTAGACCTTGCTTGTATCTGTACCATCGTTAGCCGCCACCACAAAGTCACGGACAACAGTAACAAACTTAGCAATAGGTGCAGCAGCAGCAAGATTAGCAAAGTTAGTCGATGAATTCAGCGTCCATGCTTGTAACTTATCCTGACCATTAGCCAGAATCATCTTAGGGCCGAATTGGGTTACATCCCAACCTTCTACCGCCGTATAGCCTGTAGTCGTAGCAGCATCCAAACTAGCATCATTACTGTCAAACTTGTATATTTGAGTTGCACTAGCCGCAAACAATGTACTAGCCCCTCCAAACTTCCCAGCAAAAGTAATAAGCAAAGTAGCACCAGCAGCATCAGAATAATCAGCCTCACTCTTAATAGGAGAATATCCGTTAGCCACTGGATAACAATTCTTTGCGTCTGTTACTGCACCTGTTACACCAGGTTGATCTGGCAACCACTCACCGAATAGAATCTTTTGCATTACTGCCTCAACCAAGTATTAGAAGATTGTGAAGCTGGTTGCCACGTACTACTTGCAGGTGTCGTATCAGTCCATGTTGACGATGTAGTAGCAGCATCTCCCCATTCCTCACCGATAATTTGACCATTCGCAATGACATTAGCATTCGCTGTAACTAAAGCATTAAAACTGTAAGTAGCACTGCCATAAGCCGAAACCTCAGCAAACCCGCTAATATTTGCTGCGCCGCCAGCCGTAATGTTACCAATTCCAGTAACTATTGCATTGCCAGTAATATCACCTGAAGCAACCCTAACCCTAACGGCTTGACCTTCAACCGAAGCATTAGAGGATATATCACCAGCAAATAACCTTGCTCTAAATGCAATAGCAGAAATAGCAGCAGCGGCAGACACATCACCAGCAAATAATCGCACCCTTAAAGCAGATCCAGCTACGGTTGCGTCAGCCGTAACATCTGCCGAAGCGTCTACGTAAGTGCCAGCAAAAAACACCCACCCAAGATTATTGCCTGAGTCCACGTTGCCATTTGATGTTAAAGCTCTCCAAGTAGCGCCACCAGTTGCGTTACTGTCTTGTATATCAACATAAGATACGTTTACAGTACTAGAAGACTTAGATAGCGTAAATCGTGTGCCTCCAGTAGAGCTACGGATTGACACCAAGTTACCAGCAGAACCGGATAGGGTGAAGTTATTTACCGTTGTCGTTGTACTTGCAGGAAACCTAATCTGGCTTGCGGTAGCGTTCGTATTGGCAATATCGTTAAACGTATTTGCGCCAGTAATCGTCAGCGTTCCAGCACCGCCTTGGTTCAATGTGCAGTTGTAAGTAGAACCACCGCCAATAAACGTCTTGGCGGTAGCGGCAGTCATGGAGATTGTGCCTGTGCCAGTACCTGCTGTGGTGGTAAAGTTAGTTGGTGCAGCGTTATTAAATGACGTTGTGTTTGGGTCAGGACAAACTAAAGTTCCACCATTAAACGTAAGATTTTTAGTGCCTGTTGCAGTTGTGAATCTTGCCCCCACTGTGCAAGTTTTACCGTTTAAATTCAAAGTTCCATTGGTTAACGTAGCGGCTCGTGTAGCCCCTATTGTTAGAGCATCTTCAAGCCTAAACGTGCCACCTACGCCGTTAAACGTAATATTGAAATCCAATGTTTTGCCGTTCGTTGTAATTAACTGAGTTCCGCTTGTTGCCCTGAAATTTAATGTTGCATTGGCTGAAGCTATTGTCATTCCGGTTGAAATAGTCAAATTACCGTATACAACACCGCCAGCAATAGCGGCTAAAGTGCCAGCAAACCCTGTGAAGTTTAAATTTCTTACTGAGTATGTGCTAAATGCAAATAAATTGTTTAATGTATAAGTTCCGCCAGTAAAATTAAAACTAATAGCGTCTGCCTCTGGTAATCCGCCGGGAAGAACAGTGATAGCAGCGGAACCTATTGAAGTAACATTAACTACCTGAGTTCCTGTTGTAGTTAAATTAGTAAATGTCTGAGTATCCCAAACAGTTCCTGTACCAGTACAAGTAATATTACCCGTACCAAACGCAATAGCCCGAATATTAGAACCAGTTCCGTCAAACCTACCTGTGCTTAATATTAAATTATTTAGGTCTAATGTGCCTATCCCTAAAAATGTAGTTAATGCTGAACCTAACGTTAAATTGTTTGTAATAAGCTGAATACCACCGCCGGGCGCATTTATTGCCACTTGCTGAGTAAACGTCTTGCCGCCAGAATTAAGTGTTTTTGTGGAGCGATTAGAAAATTGATAAGTGCCTGTACCCGTAGGCGTTACGCCTGACCCATAAGTAAAATTTCCGTAAAACGTAGGAGAAAACGTACTTGAAGCTAACGTCATTGCGTTAGTACGTGTTGATGTATCTAGTGTTCCAATGTTGTAGCTGGTATTAATGGTAACAGTTGTGCTTGTATTTAATCCCGTGTTTTCTATAATTACTGTGTCTTGAGCTAACGGAAAATTTGCAGCAGCAACAGCGCCGCCTGAACTTAATGCCCAAGCCGTAGAATTCCAGTTGCCACCTGCTGCCAAGTTCCAATACTTGTTTGCTCCAGCTACAAACGTAATGTTGCTATTGCCTCCACAATCACCTAGCCGAGTACCAGACAACGTGCCATGCGCCCCGGCTATTGTGATGTCACGGAAGTCAACATCGGTCATTGCCGCAATAGCCGCACAAGTTAATGTGCGAGATGTACCTATAAAGTTAGAACGAATAAACCCTCTATTTATGCCGTTAGACCCATTGAACGTAAAAGTACCGTTTATGATTTGATTTCCTGCTAATACAACAATTTGCTGAAGAATTGATGCTTGTAATGCAACATTATTAAATGTATTGTTCTGGTTAATTGTAAATGCGCCACCTGATCCGAAAGTCGTAGTAAGGTTATAATAAGTTAAACCACCACCACTAAATGTTGGTATAAGACTAGTCAAAGTAATTGTTGATGTGCCAGCATTTAATGTTGCATTAGTGCTGGTTGTCATAGTCCAAGCAGAAGTGCCACTAAGGGTAATGGTAGAGCTGTTCAGATTTATTGTTCTTGTGTTTGAATTACTTGATGAAAATCCACCAGCAGTAACCGCATAATTACTTACTGAAGTATCAAATGTGCCGTTGATAAGTGTTAA